TGCTTTAATCATTTGCTCCTTCTCCATTGCTTTGGCTTCTCTTATTAAAGCATCAAATTTAAAAGTTGGGTTGGCTTGTTGTATTTTCTCAACTAACCATTCTACGGCTGTTTGTTTCATAAGTTTTCTATTAAATTGTTATAATACTCTCTACATTCTTCTACTCGTTGTTTAATCTTTTCGATTATTTCTTCGTCTTTTGCTATTTTAAACGCTTTTACGCGCTTTTCTTTTGGTATGTGGTCAAAGTTATGTTTCGACTGCACAAAATCCCTTACATCCAAATTTTCATCAATCAATCCTTGTTTCCAATGTTCGCGCCTTACTTCGTCTTCAACTATCTGAAAAGGTGTATTGACAAGGCAGTAACACAAAATTGATTCAGATTTGCCAGTTAGCCACATATAACCTTGCAACTGATAGTAATAATCTTTGTTTGGAATTTCATCTTCAAAAAACGGGAATGTTGTAGCGTCCCAACTTGTTTTTACATCGAGTAAAATTTCATTCGTGTTTACGTCGGGGGTTCCTGTTATCCATTCGTTTGTTAGGTTTTCTTCATTCTTGAATATAAACCCTAAATTCAAAACATCATTAACAAGTTCAATGGCTTCATTTTCGCATTCGTTACCTTTGTCCGTGTATCTACTCCAGAACTCTTTTCGTATTCCGTATTTATGTTCGATTGCAAGTTCCTGAATGTAGGTCTTTGTAGTTTTAGATAGAACCTCCCCTTTTGTTTTGGATTGTGTCATCAACTTCCCAATTTGGGAACATCTTATTTTCATTCTATTCTGATTTAAAGTTTAATTATTTATTTTTTTTAATACATAAAATCCATTATGTTCAAGGCTATATCCAAATTCTAAATTATTTTCAATAAGAAATTTCATAACTTTTTGTTTTTCTTCTAAACTTAAATTGAAACATTTATATTTTTGAACATCTCTAAGTTCATCAATTGCTTGTTTTATACCTTGTTTTACACCTGATTCAAAACCACTATTGATATAATCATCAACTATATTTTGTTTTGGTTTTCTATATTTCCCGAACATTCTATTCTGATTTAAAGGTTTCTAAATTCATGTATCCATCAAAGTTTAATATCTTCATATCTTTTCTATCACATCTAATTGCAAATTCAGCATAATCATGCGATTGTTTAATCTCCATTGCTTTGGCTTGTTCACACCATTCTTTAATTGTTTCAATTGAACAAATCTGTGTTGGTCTAACATTATTTAATTGTTCAATTAACCACTGTACTGCTGTTTGTTTTTGTTTCATTCTATTCTGATTTAAAGGTTCTATAACAATAACAATGATTTCTTTTGTACTTCGTTTAAATCGAACTTTGCTTGTAATTCTTCGGCTGTAAATTGACCTGCTCTAATTGATTCAATGGCTTTTAAGAAACGTTCACCCTCAATTTTAGGTTTCTTTGTTTCGTGTTTTACTTGTTCACCTGCCGCGTCCGTGTCTTTGTCGGTAATTATTCCCAACATCGCTGAAAGTGCATAACGTCTGATATAAGTAATTGCAGAACCAAGAACCTGAAACTCATTCATCCCTTTTAATTGTACGTTATTCGGTACGCTTGTACTTGTCGTTAAACTTTCACCGCTTTCAATGTGAAATAACATTGTAGTGATTTCGTCTGTACCTACTAATTGCGTAAATCCTAACCCGTGTTTTTGAAGTAATGGATTTATTACATTAAAAATAGTTGGTAAATCTGCAAAGCTATAACCGTAGCCTTGTGTTCCTTTGTGAATTACAGGAACTTCTTGTTGGAAGGCTGCCAACGATTTAAACAGGTTTTTCATAATATAAATTTTAATTGTTTGACAAATATAACTATTCTTTTTAATATAATGCTAAATAATAAAAAAAATATGTAAATTAATTTATAACAGTTGCTAAAAGACATTGAAACGTCGTTTAGCTTTATGTTAGCAGAAATGCTAAGATGGACGCTTCGTTAAAGATTTCATTTCGTCAATTAAATCTACATCCTCACAATCGTTATGTAAATATTGAATGTAGCAACAAGCATCCAATGTTTGAGTATGTACCCATCCATCTTTTATAAGTTCATCTTGAAGTCTTTTGGATTCTTCAATATTTAGTGCTTTAATTTTACCGTCTTTAGCATAGACAAATACAAATGTTTGTTCCATTTTTTAAAATTTATTCGTTTGACAAAAGCACTTCTGCTAACACACGTTTGGCAAAAGTGGCGGTTCAGTACTCCGCTTGACATTTACTGCTATATTCAACATTTCTTCTCCGCATCGGCATTTGTGGTTAAAATCGCCACCTTCGCCAAGCGTGGGAACGTTATAAAAATTTTCTTAATCCAGCAGCACATCGTTCTATGCTGTTTGCTCGTTCCTGAAGACTTTTAATTTGCTCTTGGATAGTTTCCTTGCAATCGCTTGTGAAATAGCCGTTAGACGTGGCGATAAGCGGTATTATGCCATTTGTACGTATGTAGTTAACCATTTTTCTAAGTCTTGGCTGTGTCATTTTAGTTTTATAACCTTTCGTGTTTAAGTATTCGTTCATTCGTGTTACTATTAGTTCAGCTTTAATTGGGTTTGCCTTTTTGTAATTTCGGAACCCGTGTACTACTACGGGTAAAATTTCCATTTCTTCGCTTGTAAGTTCGTGTGTGAACTCTTCAAAATTTGTTACGCTCATTCTATTCTGATTTAAAAGTTTCGTTGTAGTATTCATCAAAGTCTTCATAAGCTCTCATATAGTTTCCTGCTCTAACCTCATATTTATCAAGGGCTGTATCCCATGTTTTACCATGCTGCTCTTTCTCCATTTCTTTGGCTTGTTCTTTTAACTTCATAATACCCAAATATAAATCTGAAGCTTCAGGTGAATAAAATGGTATTTCGTCTATTAGTTCAAATAATTTTTCTACTGCTGTTTTCATAATTTAAGTTTTAATTGTTTGACAAATATAGTTATTCTTTTTAATATAATTCTAATTCTTTTATCTTTTTTTTATAAATCTGCATTAATTCTTTTAGTTCTTCCTTTGTGAACTTTCGTGTTTTCCTTGCTTCTGCTTCTAATTGCTGATAATTTTCGATTCCGATTTTATGTATTAAGTTTCTTTGGTACTCAATTAGGTTACCACTTAAATACGTGTTGCAGTGTTCACACTGGAGATGACAATTAAGTTCACTAAAGCGAACGTTCCAATGGTTATTTGCGTTGAAGAAATGTCCGCAATTTTCCTTTAATGGTTTCTTTTGGCAACTTATGCAAACTTGACCTTTATCTCGTAATCTGATATATTTGTTAAAAATAATTTGAGTAGATTTTATTAGTTCCTGTACTGTCTCAAGATCGTTTTTCATTTTGGCTTTCGTCTTTTTCCAAGTCTTTTCCTTTTCGGATTCTACCCAAACACGAATGCACTCCGATTCTAAACAATACTTTTGATTGAATTTAACAGGCTCAAACTTCTCTTTGCAGTTACGGCATCTCATATTATATGATATTTTTCTTTTGCTTGTAAATATGCGTTTCTTGCTTCAAACTCTGTATTAAAATAACCTAAATGAATTTGCATTGAATTAAACCAAATTTGTGCTTTCCATTTTTTTTCACGCTGATTATAATAATATCCTTTTGCTGTTTTTCTATTCCATTGATTTTCATTTCGTGCAACACTACGTAAATTAACAAACCTATTATCATTTGGTATTCCATTTATATGGTCTAATTCTTCAACACATTCATCTTTCATATAATACCATGCCAATTGATGTCCATATAGATTATGGTTTTTACCTCGTACTTTTAAGTTTATACAAATATATCCTTTGTGTTTTCTTGTTATTTCTTTTCCTCGCATTCCATATATTTTGCCTGTTAATGGGTCATATTTATAACCGTTTTCAATAGCAAAATCACATTTTTCTTCTCTTGTCATAATTCATAATTTTTAACTGTTAATTGTGTTTGTAAATCCTTTACTTTAAATTTCTCCTCTTGTAGTAACTTTTCCAAACGAAAACACGATTGTAAAGCACTACGATACTCTTTCTCCATTGTTGAGTAAACTAAACTTATTTCTTGAATGTCTTTTAAGGTACGCTCCATTGATTCTATTATGTCTTTTCGATTAGGGTGGTTCGTCTTTATCTCTTCTAAGCTGTTTTTTACTTTTAAATAAGTAGTTTGTATTCCTACTTTGGCTGATATAATATTCAATTCGTCCATTTATTCGTGTTTTTGCTTATTTTAGTTTATTACCTTGAAAGTAAAATACAGTTTTTTATATGTTAGTTAAAAGGGCGAATTCTTTTTTATCTTTTCGCTAAACGAAAGTAATTCTTTTCCGTTTACTATATCGGGTTCATTCAAAGGTAATTGTTTAGCAGGAAAACTATTTGAAACCGTTTTACTTTGTAACGGGTTGACTGAATTAATTTTAAATCCTAATCCGTTGTTAAATTCACAAAGTATCGGTTCATCTAATCTCGTGTGCATACCTCCAGTATCTAAGTCTTTAATCTTTTCAACGTTTACCATAGTGTAATACTTCATTGATTCGTGTTTTATTAGCCTGTGAATAACAAACATATCATCACATCTATTTAAAAAAGCCTTTCCGCCCTCAACGTGGTCTTTCAATGGCGGCTTTAAATGTCCTTTCCACATATGATTTTCACCATATAAATTACCACTTCGACCACTTTCGCTATTCGGGTGCGTGTTTATGTAAATCGTAACTCCAGTTTTATTCACAAATTGACGAGCTTCATTTAAAAAATTGTAATTTCCCTCAAAAGTCATCGACCTATCCAAACCTGTAAACGGGTCAATCAATGCTGCATCACATTCGCTTTCTTCAAATAGCTTTAAAAGTTCACTTGGTTTGTAAAGTTTATCATTCGGAATAAAATCAAAGTATTGTTCTAAGAATGTAGCTGTGCTTAATATCTTTGAATCCTCTATTTCAGTAAACTTTTTACCAACATACATTTGAATCATGTCCCTAAGTATTTGTCCTTTTTGATTTTCACCGCTCCAAATACAAAAACGTAATTCGTGTTTTACTGCTAACGTAAGGAAGTACCAATTTATCCAATATGTTTTACCTACGTTGTCGTGTCCTAAAATAATGTTTAATTGCTTACGTTTAAATCTAAGATGGTTATCTAAGTCGCATCCTATTGAATAACCTTTCTTTATTTTTCCGTGTTTATAATCCAGTAAGTATTGTGCTGAATCTCCTTTCATAATCCTAATTGTTTGTTAACGTACTCTACTAATGGATCAACTTCATTTGTTTGATATTGTTTTGGGTTTCTACTATACCACGTTGACAATCTTTGTTTAATACCAAATGTTTTTTCTTTTTCAAATCTAAGTTTTTTATCCTTTTCCCCGTGTTCAGTCCAATAATTAAAAAAGTCTCTTAACATTTGCTTAGGATATTCATCTAAATACTCAGCGATAGCGTCGTAAAACTTGTTTTTACGTTCTTCTATATTTATATTCTTATTTACATTATCATTTACATTTACATTGTTATTAGCTTCAATTTTGCTTTCGTTTTGCTTGTCTTTTGCTTCCGTTTTGCTTTCTTTTTGTTTTGTTTTTGGTTTTTTACCATTCTCAAAACGCTTAATATTTGCGTCTAACTGTGGTTTAATTAAAGTAAATAAAGCCTTTGCAACATTATCAGTAAACTCAGGTTCTTTAAAGTCAAGTGCATATTTAAAAATAGCGTCATAAACTTCAGCTTTAATTATTGCAGACATGCCCTCAACACTTTCGTAGAAGCTTCTATAAAAAATCATTGAGTCTCTCATAACATATAAATTTCCATTGATTTAATAATCATTCTATATGCAGACAAAGTATACATTGACTGTTTATAATTAATAAAATCATATTGGTTTAACTTATCCCAAGAAATGTTATTCCAATTAGAAGCGCATTTTTTCATTGTAATTATGTCGCATTCCGTGTTTGTGCGAAAATGGTTATTAATAAACCATACTGCTTGATTTTCTTTTTTTCCTGCTTTCTTAAATGCATAATCTACACAATCAATAAATTTTGCAGAACCCTCATAACTGATAAACAATTCTTTTAATTTTTCAATTTTACTCATAACTTAAAATTTTAGTTAAACAAAAAACCCCTTAACTCCTGTGCGTCTCACTTCACATTCATTAAGAGGTTCAATAATACCTTTTTAGTTCTATAATGTGAGACGGAACTATTTACAAATATACGAACTATTTTTTAATCTTCTTCGAAATTCTTGTAAAAATTATTTGCTATATTAACACGGATTCTCCACCGCTTTAATTTACGATAGTCAATCTTTTGACGTCCGTTGTATAATTTAAAGGTCATAGCTTTTCAATTTCGTTTATTACTTCCTTTAAATACGTTATTCTTTTTAGCTCGTAGGTTTCTTTTATTTGCTGGTGAGCTGTAAATATAGCGCAATGTTTCGCCTTTTTGTAGTCCTTTATTTCTAATCTATAATTGAAATGCTCAACTAAATAGACTGCTCTTTCTTTTGCTGTCATATTGCAGATTTTATAATTACTGAATCACTATTAACTATTTTAAAATTCCTCATTCGTTTATACTTTTGCTGGAATTGAACATGAAACTTATTGCCGTAAACGTTACGCACTTCTTCCTTATATTCAAACCCCTCACTCAAACACGAATATAAATAATCTATTTGGTTTTTTAACGTTTCTTGGTTTGTGTATTCAAACACTACCGTTACTTCTTTCGTTTTCATACTCTACTCCATGTTTTAGTATTATCATTCCATCTCAAAGTGTACGCTTTAGCATGACAAACTTTCATATAATGCTCAATGTTCATGCGTCCAGTATTATTTCTCTTTTGTTCTAACCAATAGTCGATAATTTCAATCAAAGTTGGTTTTGCGTTTTTAGGCTCTCTCATCGCATTAATTTTAAAATTAGACCTAACATACCAATGATAGCAAAAAGTATCACAGGAAACGCTAAAAAGCACCTTAAAACGTCTTTGTGTTCCTCAGAGTTCGGCGAAAAGTAATTTAGCCACTCGTAAAATAATTTTTTCATAGTTAAAAAGTTTAATTGTTTCTGCAAATATACTTAAAAGAATAACAAAGGTTTCATTTTTTTTAATTTTTTTTATAAAAACGAAAAAACCCCTACCGAAGTAAGGGTTTCGCCTAACAATTAACCTATCTATTATGAAAGAAATCAGTGCAAATATACTATTTTAATTTACGTAACAATACTTTTTTAATAATATTTCCTGCTATTTTAAAAAGACCGCCTTGAGAATCGACTTTCACCTCGACTTTATCGACGGTCTTATCGACTTTGACATCAATGTTTGGAGAATCATAGTCCACTTTTAATTCACCGTCTTTACGTTCAATCTTTAAATCAATGTTTTCTGTATCAACTTCGACTTTTAAATTCTTTTTCTTTGCCATTTTATGCTTCGTTTGTAGTTATTATTCCTTTAGGTTCTAAATATATTTTTCTTACGTTTGGGGGTTGCGCTATTCTCCATGCTGTTCTACGTGCTTTAAATAATCGTGTTTTTGCAATACGAACCACATTAACCATGTTACTTTGATTACCACCCAACACATGATAATGAGTTTTATCCTCTCCGACATAGATTCCTACGTGTCCACCACCATCTCTTTTGAATGTAAGAACATCGCCTAACATTGGTTCTTTAGCTTCAAACCCCCAATTCGACCACGATAACGCCCATAACGGTTTAGAAACAACGTCTAATGCAGCCATCTTACAACAATAAGCTACAAAAAGACCGCACCAAGGTATCTCATCAGCATTGTAAACACTTGAAAGTTTTAATTCTTTTGCCCAAAATAATATAGTTGGGTTGTGTTCTTTACCTACAATCTCTTTAGTTCCTATTAGCTTAACAGCTTGAACTAAAATTCTCGGTGATTTTTCTTCTTTTAGCCAGTCGTAACTCATGCCGTTTCGTTTATATCGTCTTCGGGTTTAATAGCAAAATACGAATGAGATTCAATGCTTCTTTCAAATGCCACAGCAAGTTGCTTACCATAACATTCATAAAGCTTACTTTTTAATTCTTGTACTTCGCTGTGTGTGTACCATAACCACATTGCAAGAACTCCCGTAGCTCCTTGTTTTTTAATTATTTCTAAAAGTGAGTTTAAATTTATCATTTTATTCTTCCGTTAATTCTCCTACTAAATTTGTTTCAGGACTATTTGAATCCTCATAAATAGAACCCCATCCTATTTCGTTTATTGCTCCTTGTCCGTAACTTATACTATTTACGTGAGCTTGACCCCATCCTATTTCGTTCATATTATTATAACTTATTATTCATCAA